CGAAAATATAACCGACGGAATTACTTAAAACGAATAAACTACTACTAAAATATTTAGTATTTATTAAATCAACATTTCCAAATCCGGCAAGTCCATTCATCATATTTTTACGAAATGCGTAATCTTGACTTTCGTATTTACCTATCTTTTTGTTATTAGGTCTTAACCCGAATTCAAATTCGTTAATCTTTCTTTCTTTTAAAGCCTTTTGGTCGTTCTCCACCATCTCGTTGACCTTCGGTTTTATCCAAGACGTTGAGGCTATCGATGCTACTCTCTTCTGCATTTCCTTTGCTGATATTGCTGTCATGACGTACTATTTTATTATTCATTTCACCGCATTTCTTACACTCCATTCCTCCAATCTTCAAAGGATTGCTTAAAAACTCGTCAATAACCGTGTCCGATTGTTGATTTGTGTGTTTCTTAATCCATTCTTTTTGCTCTGCTTTGCTCCAACTGCAAAAGTCTAAAGCATCATCACCGAAAATTTGTTTGTTAAATATTTGCATATATTTTTGTTTTAAAGTTACAAAAAAAGCGGCTAAATTAATAACCGCTTTTAAATAATTACATTTCAATTAAGCTACTGTTACAGCAGTATTTGATTTTCCTTTGTAGTACTTAGTACCGATTATAGCAGCATCAGCAACATTTACAGAATCGTATAACTGAACTACAACCGTGTCAGAAGCAATCAAAACAGCCGTCGGAGTATATTCGTATTCCTCAGTTAATGAGTTATAAGACAATGAAGCCGGAGTAATAACATCGACAGCATCATTTACAAATGATCTTAAATTTGCAATTGCAATTCCTAATAAATTAGTATTTAAGTTCATTCTGAATTGAGCCTTAAAGTAAACTTTTGCATCAGAAGCATCAGCGCGAGCGGTTAACACAATATCAGTAATAGGCAAAATTTCAGTATTAACGTTGAAATCTAAAACAGAAGCGTCTAAAATCGCTACATCTCTGTTAAATTGTGTTTCGTTCATTAACTGCATTGTTACTGATACACTAGCGGAAACAGAACCATCAGTAAACATGTAAGTACCAGTATTCAACATCCCCAAGTCGAAGCCTGTGAAAGTTGTTCCGCTTGTTGCTCCGGCAATTGCTCCAGAACTAAATACAAATAACACATCAAACGCTTGTTGTGAGTTGTAAGTGTATAAAGCACTAGCGAATTTCCAACCGCCTTTTAAGAATTTGAAAGTGTAGTAAGGTAGTCCGTTACGAACAACCGATAAAACACCGCCTTGAAATTCCTCAGTAGTTGATTCCGGCGTATTGTTAGTTGCTTCAACAGCTCCCAAAATTGGAATGAAATTACCAAGTTGAATCTGATCGTTTACATAGGCTTTGTCGAAAGTGTCAGTAGTTGTATCTAAAGACCATCCTTTAGGCACTAAGATGTAACCTGTAAGCCTTCCATTTTCTATAATGCAATCAGGTAAGCCTAAATTGTGGCGAACTGTAACACAGTCCTTTTGATTGATAGGTATTGCCATTTTTTATCTTTTTTAATAATTAGAATTGAATTGTTTGTAAGCAGGAACTAATCCCGCTGAACGTAATGTCTGCATCCAAAGTAATAGCGTTACAGATAAATACTAAGTTCTTTTTTTCTTCCCTTAAAGAGTATTTTTTTACCCTTCTCGTTCTAAACGTCTGATTGTCGTATCTACTTATTCCGCTTTGCGTTAATGCTTGTAATAAGTTATCTAGTATCGGCTGCAATATCACATCATAATCGTATTGATGCTGATACGGATTAAATTCGTTTGGCGCTTGGCTTTCGGTTAATATTACAATTCTTGCTGACCTTCTAACAGATGGCTCGCGTAAATCGTTTGTATCTTCACCTTCTACCAACCAAACCAAAGGAAATGATAGTTTTCCTTTTAAAGCTAAATAAGAAGCTAAAACTTCCTCTGTACCCCAATTAAAATTAATAGGATATTCGTTGTTTTTTGCGTCTGTTATTTTAGGCAAAACCTCAATTAATCGCGCTAATTGGTCTTCAAAAACTATCATATTCCAAATGAATTTTTCTCCTGCAATTCGTCGTAAATAAAGAACTTATCAATGTTGAATAGTGGAAAATCTGCTTTTTTATCATTCATATACTGCCACAATGAAACATAAACGTCTGTTGTATTAGTAAACCAATCAATAAAAAAACCGTCTAAATAAATAGTCGGATAATAGCAGTAACCATTTTGATAACCTTTGTAAAATTCCTGACTTGCATTTGCAATCTTGTAAGCCGGAGTTACTAAAGTAGCTGCTTCAACATTAACTCGAACCGCGCCAGCACTAGCTAATCTTTCGTTAGTTTCAGTTAAGAATAATTCGTAAACTCTAAAAGCAATCAAAGAATAATCGTCTTGTAATCCCTTCCAAACTTTACCGTTATACTCTTCCCCTTCTACTAACTTTTTATAAGAAGCGTATGACGGATTAACAAAGTCATCCGCCAACGCTAATTGTAGTTCATTATACGTATCTAATTGTAGAGCGTTTAGTAATATGCCTTTCTCAACTTTCGTTATTAAATTATCTAAATAATCCGTGTTGTCCGGCGTTGCCAAAGCTGCATTTGCAACCGGAGCAGAAACGCTTAACGGAATGTTTAATACATTCGCTTTTTGAAAGTGTCCTAAGGTTATTATATTCATTACTCTTTATTTTTAAATACTTTTTTCGCCTTTTCTTTGTAGAACTCCGCTACTTTATCAACTCTTACAAGCGTAGTAGCCAAAGAATACCCAAACTCGCAAATATCGCCTTTCTTCTTAGTTGCGAAATCTTCTGTGAATATTACTTTTAACTGCTTAGCCATAATTAAGAGCCTAAAGTAACTAAGTTGCCAGAAATGTTAGTTACATAACGGAAAGCGTCTTTTTCACAGTCACGAACCAAGAAAGCCATTCTTTTTCTAGCTTTGATAGTTTTTTCATCTTCTGTAAATTGAGTCCCTGTGTAACCTTCTGACAATTCAATTCCTGTTCTTTCGTAGATTGCACCTTTCGAACGTTGCCCAATCATCATTGCGTTTGAATTAGCTAATACGCTTGAAATAACTACTGTTAATCCAGAAATATTAGTTAGTTGTCTGTCAGCAAATGGAGGCTGAATGTAATTACCGTGATCGTCTTTTGTAGAAATCATCTTGTTGTAGCAAGTTTCATTCATAATTACGAAATCCGGCATAAAGTTAGTTCCGGTAGTAATGTCAGCCTTAACCGCGTTAATCAAATCGTAAATTGTCGGATCTTGAATAGCTTGAGCAGTTGGAACGTAAACCGGAGCAACCGTAGCCAAACCGAATAACTCATTTGAAGTGCCACCACCTTGGAAGATTTGGTTTTCTTCAGTTAATGCGATATTTGTTTGCAAAAAGGGAACTAACTCGTTTTCGAAATCTTGAGCATCTTCACCGAATTCCTCTGTAACAACCAATGTATCACCGATTTTCTCAATTGGAATACTTCCTTTTTTCCATTTAGCAGTTGATTCTGGGAATAACGCACCCTCTGCTCTCATTGCTGCGGCTCTTACAGTAGTGTCGGCATCCCAATCCATGTAAGTGATAATTCCATTTGTGTTAGCATCGGAAATTTTCTTTTTCATGAATAAGTCAGTTACTCTGATTGCTCTGTGCTGCAATTGTCCAATGTCTGGCAAACCGTAGAAATTGGGATTGTTAACCGCGCTTGCTCTTGTAGTAAGTGCTTTGATTACAACCGCCTCACGCCCACCTTTCATAATAGAGCGAATCTTTTCTTTGTTCGCCTCAAACTCTTTACGGACAGCGTTGTCCTCACCAACAGTCCCTTTAGTTTCAAGTTCTTGAATTTTAAGCCCTAACTGATCCATTTTATTCATTGTGTCAGTAAGTTCTTTTTCCAATTTTTCAGTAGCTGCTTTGATTGCCTCATCTCTTTGAGTCAACTCATAAGCCTCTTTTGCTGCGAAATAATCTTCAGCGTGTTCCGGAGTCATTTTGTCAATCTCCGCTTGTGTTTTTTTTGTAAACATCTTTTTAATTTTTTAATTAATTTCTTCTTCTACGTTCGATTGTTTGAGTGGCTTCTGTTGCCGGCTCTTCTTTATATGGAGTGGGCTTATCGTCCGGCTCGTCTTCTTTTGTGTTTAATACTCCTGTTGTGTGATTGCTTCCAAATACAACTAAACTACTTTCTTTTACGTTCTTAGCCTCTTTTATGATAAAGAAGTAAGGAATGTACTCGAATTCATTTTTATTGGCTATTGTGTCGATATACGCGTCATAATTGCGTTTTTCTGTTTCATCTTCCGGATTGTTTGAATCCATTGCAAAAAGAATAGTTACATATTGCATACGTACACTTGCTTCAATTGAATCCCCACTATCTAGCCATTCTTTAACGATTTCATTCTTAACCTGGCTTTTAGCTACCTTGTAAATCAATGCTTGCGTATTTCCATCGTATGGCTTGCCTAACATCGAAAAAGGAATTGAGGCGGTAAACATTTCGATATGTTCTTTACGTACAATTACGTTTTCAATACATAATTCATGGTCCGCAACTAAATAAACTTTTCCTTGCTGCTCTTTAACAGATTTATTCCAAATACCGTCAACGTGCAAATCATCGTGGGAATCCAATATTTTAGTTGAATTAACAGCGATGTAATAAAAGTTGTCGTCAATCTTAATTCCTTTCAATTGGTCTTCAAACTTCAATAAGTCCAAAGATTTACAACTAACCGCAGTACCTTTATCACATGATTTTTGTATCTCAGACTTTTTCTTATCAATAAAGAAATCCAAGTTTTCTTTTAACTCTTTGAATAAGTCTTCTTTTGTTTCGAAAGACTTATCTGGGAAGTAATGGCTTTTTATCATTTCTTTATTTCTTTAGCTTTATTGATATACGCTTGTTTTTTTTCGTTTTGTTTACGCGCCTCTTCTTTTAGAATCTCGCGTTTTATTTCTTCGGGTGTTAACTTTGTGCTCATAACCCTAATTTAAGTTTAAACTCGTTGCTCATTTTGATTGCTTCTAATGTCGTAATCGTGCCGTTTTCTAACCCGATTTTAATAGTTTCCTGCATTGCTTTGAAACTATTTATCTTTTCATTTACAACGCTCTGCATAGCTGCTAAATGGTCGTAACTAGCTACTAACATTTCTCCTTTCTCAATCAATCCCCATTGTGAAGAAAGTGAGTTCATTGTATTTTTTGCAGTCGTTTGTATTGAATTCTGAATGTAAGATATTATACCTTGCGATTGATTTTCAAATGTTGAATCTTTGGCAAAGTAGTTGATTACGTCTTTAGACATTTCAAAAGCTAAAACAATCTTATTAGCATCATCGGCAAATTGTTCATCAAGATAAAGCCTTTTCATATCGCTCACTAAATGAGTATATGAAATATTTTTATTTGTTGTAAGCACGTCTTTACTGCCTAAAATCTTTTCTATTGCTGTTCTGTCTTCCGGCTGTAATAAAGCCTCATTCCCATCTGATTTATTAGTTCCGATATACTTAGCACTAAATTGTAAATTCTTATTCTTAGACTTTAGATTTTCCTCAATGTTTTGCAATGGCTTGGTTAACCCCATTACTCTGCTTTCTGAACGAAAAAAAGAATTACAAGTTAATCCGTTTGCCATATCATACAACGGAATAAGTTCGGATAGCTTAATATTATATTCCTGCTTATCTAACTTGTATTTAATAGTTTGATCCCCGAATTTCTTTTTATCCTGTTCAGTAACTACGAACTTATTCAGCTTGTAAGTTTCTTTAAAGTCTATTTCGGAAGGAATAAGGTTATACAACGATTTAGGTGTATCGTTTTGAAATGCTTTTATTTGGTAAATGTAGTCGTTGCCTGTTGCTGATAAAAACCACATTTGTTGGAATAAAAAGTCTTCTTGTGATTGAAAGTAATTAGGCTGCTTTAATAAAGCTATGTAAGGACTATTTTCGATTTCCTTACCGTTCTTGTCAACGTGCTTAATCTTCATTTGAGAGTAAAGCCTTGCACGCAATAAAATCACAGTCATTAAGACCGGATTAGTTAATGATAACTCTAAGTAATTATCATCGTTTCGGAAGTTGTTGCCTTCCATATATGAATAAAAAAGCTCACCAGACCGATTTCGTTCGACTCTGACAAGCTCTTTTCCTAAAAATCTGATCGATTTTATAACTTCCATTCCTGTATATCCACGCTTCACAGCATTAATAATAAACAAATATATAAAAAAATATTAATATCCAACTATCTTATTGTAAATATAGAACAAAAGCCATCCAAAAGTTTATTGCTTATTTTTTTTCGTTTAACATACATATCGTAGTATAATTCATAATTCAAAACTATATCAGCCCTTACGCTTTCATAATTAGGCGCATTTACATAAATTCCGTAGTCGTCTTTTTCTAAGTCTTTCACGCTATTTTATATTTTAATTATTGTTTAAATTTACGATAAATATCTAGTTTTAGAATACCATTTAATAACATATTTAGCAGCGTCGATTAAATCTTCCCTTGTTTCTTCAGGAATATCCAATTGAATGCCCTGATAAACTTTCCAAGCGTAATTTTCATAGTTTTCTTCTAGGCTGTAGCTGCTTTTAGTATAATAGATTTTACTCTTTTGCATTGTTTCAATTGCCGAAACGACTGAACCTTGCCCTTTCATCGCTTTGATTGCGTTAAATCCTGCATTCTTTAACTTCCTTGTTTCTGACTCGTTTAATTCATTTCCACAATCGCAAATAATTTCAATATGCTTTGGTACTCCCAAAGCCTCAAGTTCTTGTGATAATGTGCCTTTCATATCATTAAGAGGCTTGTAAAGCAACTCTTTTAAAAAGTAAGTCCCGTCGCCATCGGTTTTCATTTCTATCAATGCGGTAGGTGCTGAAACCCCGAAATCCAAACCGTAGTAACTTGGATATGATAATAGTTTAAAATCTTCGTCGTCTATTATTTGCCAATCTTTAAAAATCCTATTTGGCTTTTCTGCTTTTAAGCCCAAACCATATACGCACCACATGTACTTATCAGCAGTCATTTGCTGGATGTTATATTCTGTTGGTTCGTAAGACAGAATCTTTTTCTTTTGCTCTGCCGGACAAAATGGATTGTCTTTGAATGTGGAATGAATAAGAATCGCGTTATCCTGTTTTATTAAATCATCA